CATGCACCTATTTTCTCAAAATGTCAAGCATCAACCCACCAAAATGTCGATTTCGGTTTCTGGGCGTGTCGCAAAGTGCGTACAAAGTGCAGCGGCCACAGCTGCCGCCACGGCCGTACCGCTCGCACGCCTTCCTATAACCCATCCGCCATCGCCTCTACGCAATTGCACAGCTGAAAGAATTTGCTCTGTCAGCTTTGATTGATTTCGATGTTTTAATCGACCAGAATTGATTGCACCCAATAACTCATCACAAGCTTGCGGATAATCGGCATCCATGTCATGGATCGGAATACCGGCCGGCTGCATACGAGCTGCAACAGCACCGCTTGTGCGCCTTGAGTAAAGCAAATACTCAATTGGGTACTTTCGGCAATAAGAGGCTGCATCATTGGCAATTGCCCGATCATCAAGCTGGATTGTGTTTTCCCATGTGTGCAACAGCTTCACGACAAATGACTCCGAGCCAAGCTTTTGGGCTGCAACCAATGCAGCATTTTTACGATCCGGTGAAATGTCGATGGCCATCCATGTGAGCTTGTCCTCATCAAGATCAATTGTTTCATCGCCACACTCTTGCCACTCTTTGGCACCGACCACGCTGGAAATTGTCTGAACCCATCTGTTCAATACCTCGGTCATCACAACATCGGGTGGATCGTTGAAAACGGCTCGGATGTTGTCCGGATGGATCGTGATGTTGAGACCCGGATTGGCAAAAGCTGCATTTTCCAATGAAATTTCATCAGTCGGTGCTGACCACTCAAAATAGCCCACATCATCGCTTGCCCCACTAGCTGCGGCCAATCCTCTTTCGCGCAATTGATTCAAAACCATTGAGTGCGAATCACCGGCCGAGCTGAAGCAATTGACCTGTGGATTTTTGGCAGCCATCAATGTGTATCGCATAGCTGCAAAAGTCTCCATGTCATGCAATTCTCGGATTTCATCCATGTGGATTGTTTCCGGTTTTGACAATCCACGAGCTGCCGAGCCTCCGGCCTTGATGATGAATCTATTGCCTTTGATTGTTTGAATTTCCTCGGCACCATGTTGCCAGCGAATCCGTTTTACCTGATTGGCCAAATCCGCGTTTTCCTCGATGATCTGCACAATGGCCCGAAATTGCTCCAGCGATGTGACCAATCTGTGAGCTGTTGAAACCTGCAACGATTCATCCCAATGAAAAAGACCCATCATGATTCTGGCCATCATGTAAGTGCTCTTACCATTTTGACGGGCAACGCTGGCCACAGTCACCGGATGGAAATACCGCCCATCCGGTTTTACCTTGAGCGAGTGCTCGGCCAACCACTTTTGCCACGGCATAAAGCCGCCATCGATGATTTGTTCAGCGAAATCAATCAATTCAAAGCCGCGTGAAGGCAAATCATTGAGCGGTGAGTGGATTCGTGGAGCTGTTACCGGCAAAAAAACCGATGTGAGCCGATCTGAGCCTGTTTCAGCCTGTTGGGTATCAATCATGACCTGATCATCACTAATCATGACTTATCGAGTCGTTTTGGGGTACAAAGAGACCATGGAGAGTCGGGGGTGTCTTGTCCGTTTCAAAAAAACGACCACCTTTGACCAAATTGCACTTTTGACACAATTGCCTCAAATTCCATAATTCATCGCTCCCATTCAATCGCTTTGGAATTACATGATCAATGTGCATCTGGCCTTCAGTCTGTCCACACATCTGGCAACATCCATCCCGCTTCAATACAGCTTCTCTCAGCTTACGCCAACGGCTTGTGCTACCGCCTTTCCAATTGCGTGACATCAATGCCACCCATGCTTCTGCCAATGAGCAAAGGCTTTGCAGCTTGAGCCTTGGTATCTGTGGGCAATGTAGCGAAGGCTCCAGTCAATCATGCGAAAGCCATCGAGATTTCTGTACTTTGTATTACGCATCTGGCCAAGCCCAAAGTGATTGCCATTGGGATTGATTGCCTCCACACGCCAATTGCTTTCCTTGGTTATCAATGTGTTAAAGCATTGAAACTCTTTGTAATTCACAATCCTTGAGTGTGCATAAAGCTTCAATGAATCAATCGATGGTTTTGCATCTTGTGTGGCACTTGCCGGTGTTGTGAATACAACACATAGCCCGGCCAATAGCACCAAGCATCGCTTGCGAGCTATCCGCCTCAGCGGCTCGCCCACGAGCATGGAGCGTACCAAGGCACGCAAATACATCGCAACATTGAGCGTGCTGTTGGGCGTTGCGCACAGCCTGTGGATAAAGCCTGTGGATAACTTGATCATGCTTTACCCCATCCCGTGCCTTTGAATACAGCTGCAACATTGCTCCAAATGCGTGTCATTGGAATCGCGCACGCCATGCAATTGCCAGCATCAACATCGCCATCGCTATCTATTGCACGATTCATAATTGCCATGGTGCCGCATTGATCACATTTGAATTCATAGGTTGCCATCACTTAGCTCCTCAATTCGCTCATCATCGACCAGCTTGATGCCAAATGTGCCACATCCCATGCATTGTGCAAACCACTCATGAGCTGTGAGTTCAGCACCTTTTTTGAGGCCATGGCGTTGCTTTGGCTTGCCGTAAAGCTTCTTGCAAATCGAACAATCAAATTGAAGGATGTGCATAATTGCTCCTTTGCAATGTTTCAATTGGTTGCAGGTTAATTTGTGGCACGCTCCAATTGTTTTGTGATGTGTTTCGGTAGCGTGGTTTCTTAGCTATTGCCACGGGAATCCAGCCAACGATGTGCATTTTTGGTGAGTTACCGGTAACGAGTACGGCAATGTCACGATCATGGCGATCTGATTCCTGAATCCACAAATTTGAGTGTGGATTGGGAGACCATTTGACCTCGATGTGATCGCCCACATCGGCTTTTGATTTGTCCCATGTGATGCCGGGTGTGTACTCATAACCCAATCGTTTTGCCACAACCCACTCAGACACCATGGATTCAGCGTTTTGTGCAACATACTCAAACCATGACAGATTGCGCACGATGCGTGAGCTGTGATCTGCACTTCGATCATGACAATGTGAAATGGCTGCAATCATGCATTGCACTTCCTCGATGCGGTCAATCATCGGCAATCACCACAAAACCAAATGACCTTTTCGTGATTGTCATAGCCTTTTTGGTACCCAAATGAATCAAGCTTGACAAGCTTTGAGCATTTGTCGCATTGCTCGATCTTGTATTCCTCCAGCACCTCGCCTTGAAAATACATTTTGCCAGTCATGGTTTGTGGGTTAAGGATTTCCATAAAGTCGCTCATACCTGTGGCTCCCATTTTCCGGTTGATCGCAATACATACCAAAGCGGCTGGCATTGGGTTGCCTTTGTGCGCTCTGTGCAAAAGTAACCGCCCCATGACTTTGGTGCGCCATCATGTGATTGTTTCCAAATGCGATGCCCATGTGAGCATTGCGGTGCCTCTTGTACAAGCTGACCACCAAGCTGTTTTGCAATCTCATCCATCGATGATCCGAGTGATGGGATGCCTGATTGTTCAGCTTCATCGGCTGTTTTGTAGCTTGGCACATCTCCAAATTTGGTTGTCCAATAGTCATAGTCTTGAGGCTTGGTGGCATCATTGGTTTTGACTTGTTGCATCGTTTCTTTTGTGGCTTTCTCGGTGCCACCCATAACCAAAGCCATCACACGCATCAAAGCTGATGTGACAGTATCCTCACAAAACCAGCGTTTCATGTTGGAATTAAAAGCTTCACGATACCCGAAAGCGTAATCAATGCCGGCTGGCTCTGTTTCCTCTTGATTGCGCCATGCCTTAGCTTGTACTAGCACATAGCCTTTTTCAGCATTGAAATCAACGATGTGAGCTTCTAGCCTTCCATGAGGAAATGTGCGCAGCCATCTATCGGTGCGCTCTTTGTTGCCTTCGTAATTTTCCAAAAACCCGGCCATTAGTTTTTCACCTTACGATCAGCTGATACGGCATGGCGTGCCACGGCCCGGCCTCGTGTATAGCCTTGTCGCTGGCCTTCCCGGAATCCGACCGAATAAGACATGACAGCCCATAAGGCTCCAGCGATGATCATAAAGATCACAATTGATGCTTCGTTCATTGTATTGCTCCCGATTCGGGAACTACTGTGCTTCGCTCCCAAAAGAGAGAGTGACAGGATCAGCCGACAAATTCAACAATCACGCTCAATTTATGGCGTGTCGTTACCTGAAAAACGCTTTTCAATAGTTTTTTCGTATTCTGATTTGTGCTTGTCTTTGAGGCCGTTTGATGCTAAAACCCCACCCAATGACCCGGTAAGAAAAATTGCCAATGTTTTGAGCAGATCGATGAAAGCTGCATCATTAGGAGCTTGTGCACCAATCGGCTGTGTTACAAAGATCAATGCGTATGTGATGCCCAATGTGACAATTAAAAACACAAAAGACAAAACCGCGCCAATGAGAAACATCAGCCGTGCCTTAATTTCATCTTGGCTTAATCGCTCTTTATTCTTTGAGGCCATCACCGATCACATCCTCTGTGCAGGTACCTGTGACCTTGCATTGTGGTTTTTGGCACTCTGGGTTTTCCCAATTTTCATGCTCCTGACATGGGTATCTGACCCATCCTTGATAACCACACCCGGCAAGGCTTAGTGAAAGGATCAAGGCTAAGCCTGCCGCGAGTAGTTTCGGGATCATTTCCCCGTTGATCCGAAAGCTTTGTCAGCTGGATTCAGCCAGCGCAAAATGACAGGCACAACAGCGGCTACGCCACCCATTGCCATTGCCTTGAGATCGCCACCAGCCATGTACACGGCCAATGCAGCTGCGATGTATGAGCGGCCCCATGAGGCTGCAATTGCTTTTGCTTGCTCCATTATTTTTCTCCTTTTGGTCGATCCGGTAAATCACCGGAAAATGGCTCATAAACTGGTCGGCCGTAACCCACCACAAATGAGCGTGCTCCCAAAGCTCTTGATTTGACCATCACTTCGCCACCATTGCGCTGATCACCAGCACCGGATGTATTGCCTTCAATGGTCACAATCTGTTTTTCTGATGCACGGATCACCAAGCCAATGTGATTGATTGTTGTTTTGTCATCAACAATGAAATCAAAGAAAACAAAGTCACCAATCTTTGGTGTGGTGTGCCATTGCTTAGCCTTTTGAAATGCCTCGGCTCCAGCTCGTGTGCTGACAACATTTGGCACTTTGACACCGGCTTGATGGGCACACCAATTGAGAAATGAGCCGCACCATGGCAGCTTGTCGGCTTTCATAAATTTGCCGTACTTTGTCTCATTGTTGCCTGTTTCAGCTGTGCCCACCTCAGCGAGCGCAACCTGAATCAAACGCGGCAATGTGCCTTGTGGAAATGTCATGACAATAAAAGCTTTGCTTCCTCAGCTGTAATGCCTAATTTGTCCAGCAATGCAGCTTTCGCTGTGGCCTTTTGGTCGGCTTCATTTTGCAACATGACATCAACATCTTGAGCTTCTTTTTGAGCTGCTTTGATGTAGGCAATTTCATCCTCGGTTGCTTGTCGTTGCTTGCTGACTCCGTTTTCATCGTATGCGATCAACATAGTAATTTGCTCCTTAGCTGTTCTGATAGCCATAAACACGCAATGTGCCTGAGACTGTGCCGGTCGATGGATAAATTGTCATGCCTGTAAATGATGTGTTGTCATTAAAGCCACCGCTGATCTGGTTAATGTACACATCGGTTGTTACCTGAACAGCTGCATGGCCAACCCAGTTTTTGGTTTCAGTCTTAAAAGGATTAAAAAGTTCGACCTTAAGCGATGTCCGGCCGCTGCTTGTACGAGTTGCCGCAAATCTGCCAGCTGTTTGACCTGTAACACGAGCGTTGTTTGCGCTTGCATTTACAATGTCGGCCAATTGGTAATTGTAATTTGTTGATGAATTGTCGCTACCACTTACACGCCAACGAAAATTCAAATCACCATCGGCTGATGAGGTCAATGTGCCTTGTAAGCAATAGTGATCATAAGTGGATGAAAATGAATCGCTAAAATCAATTGTGCTTGCTGTCGTAAAATCAACCTTTTTGATGAAAACATACGCACCGCCACCAGCATTTGACCATGTAAAATCCATGTCCGTGTTTGTAGCTTTGGCCAAAACCTGACCAGTTGTGCCGCCTTTGAGGTCAGCCAACGATGTATCAACCGCTTGCCCAAATACCTCAAAATCAGCTGGCAACGCGGAGACCAAATCTGTGTTGGTCGGCATTTGCCAATTAAAATTGCTCGTTGGATTACTCATTTTTTCTCCTTACGCCACAATTGTGGCATTGATCCAATCCAAAGTTGGATTGACTGTGTTCCATTGTTCTCCCACCGGCACATCGTTCCATCGCATCGCCTGCAATGAAAATGAAATCGGTGACAAAATCATTGAAATACTTACCTGATTGTATCTGGCCGAAAATGTCCAGCCTTCAACGAAACCCAAATAATCTCCAGAATTCATGTTGAGTGGCAGGTCAGAAATCTCCACAGGCATACCCATGAACACATTGATAAGGTCATCCCGATCAGCATCATCAAGCTCTGGATTTGTCAGCTCAAATGTGATGTTGTTGAAATTGAATTCTGGATAAGCTCTTAGTGACAGATAAAAATCAGCTTGATCCTCGGCATCGGTTCCATTGTGCAATGTTGTAGTGATGATTTGAGCCAGTTGCCCATACAAAGCAATCGAAGCTGCATCGCTTGCCGATTTTTCCGATGATGAGGTTGCACCGTATTGAATAGTGACAGAATTTCGCACATCACCGGCTCGTTGCTGGATGCTTAAACCTGATGCCAAAGCATGGTTTGCCGTGAGTTCCACATAACCATTGGCTGACAAATAATTGGTTCGGTGTGTGCTGTCAGCATAGCCAATTTGGCCCGTTGACGATTCAAAAATGTATCCCAATCCCGATGTTGCTAAAGCTGATACCAACGAATAAACATCTGTTCGTGAGCTTGTTCGTGCAGCCAGTTCATAATTGCCTGGTCGATCAATTTCACCCAATCCAGAATTTTGAGCATTTTGCCATTGAACAGTTGGGTCATAAGTTCCCCACTCTAAAGCTGCCGGCACTTCTTGCCATGAATCATACAAAACCTGACTCAAAATTGTGTAAATTTGATCCCCATCAAACTCTTTGGAAAGCACACCATTGGTCAATGCTTTTGGCAATCTGGCCAATGCGCCCAACGCAATGATGTTGATGCGTTGTGCATAATCGACCGATCCAACCTCAGCCACGGAAATGCCTACCTCTACAACAGATCCACCAAAGATTGGTACAAATGTTGCTGTGGAATCTTGTAATTCGATGGTGACAGCATCATTGATCTCGATTGTGACATTGGATTTATCAAGGTTGATAATTTCAAAATTCGTATAACCGGCCTGTGCCTGTTCATAAATGTTCGTGCGACCGCTGGTGATCGTAAGATTAGCCAAAATGGCTGTCGTGTATTGCACACCGCCAATGGTCAGCCGCCAAACAGGATTGAATACTGTCATGCGATTTGCAGGTTATTTGCGCCACCTGTGCCGCGGTAGAAAGAATTGTTTAATGTGTCCACAATTGTGCGTGCTGTGCCTTCTTTGTCAAATGCACCTGTTACAGTTAAATTGATCGTTGTTCCCATTGATGCAGCTTCAGCTTCTCTAAATCGGCCGGGATTGAAATTGCCCGACACGGCCGTGGTTGTGGCTGCGGCTGCCGCTGAGGCCACAGCTGATGTTATGCCGCTTGGCGTGGCTGTTGGTGTTGGACTAAGTGTGGGAGTTAATGTCGTAGCCGGTGATCCAAAAGTGCCACCAGCCGCTCGAATTGTGTCAGCAAATGGCGTGCCAGCTGATCCAGTAGGTTGGCCATCATCATCACCAAAAACTTTTGTGGCACCATAAATGGATGCGGCAATAGCCGCGGCCGTTGCTAATCCTAGAAACGGATTGACCGCAAAACGAGAAGCGATTGCAGCCGCCAATGCTGTGTTTCTTAAAGCAACATAAGCCGCTGTCAATAGTTTGATCGCTGCAATTGTTGCTGTCACTCCGGCAGCAATTTTGGAAGCAACAAAAATTGTGGCAATAACACCGGCCACAATCAACAATTCGTCTTTGAAATTTATGACAGTTTCAATCAAACCTTTGATTCGTTTGCCCCAAATGAGTGCTGTTTTTTCTGATTCTGTCAAACCTGCGGTAAGGCCTTCCTCACCAGTTAAACCATCAACAAAACTTTGAATTACAGGAACAACATTGGTCAAGAGGTATTCACTCAATGCTGTGACCGCTGGTAACAAAGCTGCACCGACTTGTTCTTTGGTTTCATCAATAGCAATGGTTAATTGTTGAAACTTAAATGCCGCTGTGGTTGATTGATTTGCAATAAAGCCATCAAATGTTTTGTTAAGTAATTGCTGAGTTTCATCAAATGTCAATGTCTTGAGCGTTGCAGCATCGATGCCAACGCCCAATTTTGTCAATGCTGTATTTGACCCATCAAAACTTTTCGCAACCGCATTTGTCACAGCCTCCAAAGGCTTCCCAGTTGCCGCGGCAATTTCTTGGCTCAATGTCAATAATTCTTGAGCTTTGGTCAAATCTCCCGTGGATCGCAAAAGCCGAGACAAAGCCGGACGAATAACATCATCGGTTGTTGCTGTCGCTATGCTTTGTGCGCTCACATACTTATCGATACCGGCAATTTGTTCAGCTGTTGCATTGGTGGTGTTGCGGATTGTTTCCTCAAGCTTCCTTTGTCCAGCTTCATCCTCAGCGGCAGCCTTGACAGATGCAACAGCAAATGCACCAATTGCGGCACCAGCTGCGGCAAATGCCAAAGCTGCTTTTTTACCAAATGCGCTCGCTTGATCACCAAGCGTTTGAGTAGATTGTCCGGCTTTTCCAATGTCTTTTGTAAAATTTGCGACATCGGCCAGCAAGGCCAGCTTTAAGGTTCTGGATGTTCCGGCCATGTCACCACTCCTTCAAAATGCGGTCAAAAGCTGCTACCCATTGACTAATCAAACGGGGCTGTTCAGCTCTTAATGTCGGATAGATAAACCAACCGCGTGATCCACGGCCTTCACGACCTGACCACACCGGGAATTGCTTAAATTTGTTTGATCCAAATTCGTAACCACCCCAAAGCTGTTGAGTGGTGCCGCCACCGCTGAATTTTTGAGAAACAAAGCCAAATGACAATTCACCAATTTTTGATGATTTGCTTACGCGCGATCCTTGGGCAATTCTGGATGCCGCCTGATTTGGCCGGCTACTAGCTGCACCAATGATTTTGGATTGCAAATAAGTGGCCAAGCCATTGCTTACGCTTTTGGCTTCTTTTACAGCTTCCTCATCCATTGCTTTAAAAGCTGACAAAACGGATCGCAATTCTTGCTTGTTAAATGCAATCGCTTCCTCAGCCATTTCTTTTCTCCAAAATCTCTATTGCCGTTAATAGATCCTCAGCTGTTTTGAATTCGCTGATTGGTTGGCCACTTGCTATGGCAACCTCCCAAAGAATCCGATTTATGCTTCCGGCTTGGTAACTTTTGGGCTTGCATCACCAACAATGATGTCGCTGACAGTCTCACACCAGATTTCATAAGGCTTGACATTTTTGCCAGCGGCCTCTCGCTTCATGGCGTGGTATGCGAGAAACAACAGATCGGACACGCCCATTTTGTCCTGAGCTTGTCCAATCGTGTTGCCTGTCTTGTTTTCCCATTTTGCCCACTCTGCCGGATGTGCAATGTATGTTTCAGCATTGCCATCTGTGTATTCGATTGTGATTGGTAGTTTCATGCTCCCGATCTCCTTTTTATAGTGTTGGCGTAGTCACACAGGTAAATGACAATGAAACAGTTTGTGCATCTGGTGCTGTGCCTCCGGCTGATGGGAAAATAGGCTGCACATCAAAATTGAACACCGATCCTGATGCAGCTGTAAAAACAACCGCCAAAGGTGTATTTGGTGCTGTGTCGGCCGCTGTCCATAGCGCGTTGCACAATGATCCTCCAGCTGGCCAATCTGCCAACATTTCAACGGCAAATGTGCCTTGAGTGTCAGTCGTGAAATAGGCTTTTCCATCGAGTGTTTGGTATGTATTGATCGTTGAATCAATTGTCAAAATTGCTGATGTGGCCTGAGCATCGTATGTATCACCATCAATGGTGAAAGTAATGTCTCTGCCGGTGACGATTGTTGTTGGCATGATTTCTCCTTAGTTGGTGTAATAGGTGCTGACTTGTAAATCGGCTGTAAGGTAACTACCTGCACCGACTTCCAATGGTTGGGGTTGGTTCACATTGCCGACTTCATAACCTGACGGCATTGCGCTGATGATGCTGATCATCAATTTTTCGAGGTTGTCCAAAGCTGCCGCGTTGTTCATGTATGCGACAACGCCAGTCACAGTCAGATTGACTTTGACTTTTGTTGTTGCTCCATTGATCAAAACGCTTTCAAGATACGGCGCATCCGGGATCAAACAGATCGATGGGCTTGTCATTGTCTCTGGGATGCCGTTATAGACATTGGCAGCAATGGTTGAAAGTGCTGTTTTCAATGGTGTGCGGATCGCGGATTCGATGCTCATTGACACATCGTTTCGACATCAAGAAACGGGCCTAAAAGCCCAATGACTCTATTGGAAAGGCTGCGGCCTAAAATGAAAGGTGATGGCTGAAAATTGTCTGACATGATTTGGTTGCCGGGAGCTGTAATGCTCTGGAAAATTTCAACCGCCACAACCAAAATTGCATTTTCAATTGGTGGTGTCGATGCGTACAGCTGGGCTGCCGATGATCCACTCAATGTCGCTGTTGCCGCTGGAATAGACGGCAATGGATAAGTTCGATCAGCTGCGGCTGTTGCAGCTGTAAATGT